GATCAACTAGCTGTCACAACCTACTTTGAAGGCGACAATGAGGACGATTGGGAACCAATTGACGTTATTTCGGGGGTTTGATGGAACAGAACCAATTTGACCAGCCTAGTGATTCTGACAAAGAGATTGTCAGTTTCGTTGTTGACCACTGTGACCGCTGGAGAGATTGGCGAGACACCAACTACCTAGACGACTGGGAGCGTTACGAACGTATCTTCCGTGGTCAATGGGCTGCTGAAGACAAGACCCGTGACTCTGAGCGTAGCCGAATCGTCACCCCTGCCACCCAACAAGCCGTAGAAACCCGCCATGCTGAGATCATGGAGGCCATCTTTGGTCAGGGCGAGTTCTTTGACATTGCTGACGATGTGCGTGATGTCAATGGCACACCTCTTGATGTTGGGCTGATCAAGAATCAGCTCATGGAAGACTTCAAGATGGACAAGATCAGGAAGTCCATCGACCAGATTGAGCTAATGGCTGAAATCTATGGCACTGGCATTGGCGAGATTATCGTTGGCAGTAAGAAAGAGTTTGTCCCTGCAACACAAGCCATTCCTGGTCAACCTGGACAAGCGGCTATTGGTGTGATCGAGAAAGACAGGATTGCTGTAAGCATCGTTCCTGTCAACCCCAAAAACTTCCTTTTCGACCCAAACGGAACCTCTATTGACGACTGCATGGGAGTGGCAATTGAGAAGTATGTCTCTATCCACAAGATTGTTCAGGGCCAGGAAAAAGGTATCTATCGCAAAGTGGAACTCGGCTTGGATTCACTAGACGACAAGCTAGAACCCACTCAAGAAAGCAGCCAATACCAAGATGATAAAGTCAAGTTGCTGACCTACTATGGTCTGGTTCCTCGTGAGTACCTTGAACAACTAGAGAATGAGGACGAAGAAATCGTTGACTTGTTCCCTGAAGATAGCGTTCAAGACGAGTATTCCGACCTTGTTGAAGCCATTGTCGTGATTGCCAACGACTCTGTGTTGCTCAAGGCTGAAAAGAATCCTTACATGATGCAAGATCGTCCTGTGATTTCCTATCAGGACGACACTGTGCCCAACCGATTGCTTGGTCGTGGCACTGTGGAGAAGGCTTTTAACAGCCAAATGGCGGTTGATGCCCAGGTTCGTAGCCATCTAGACTCTTTGGCATTGACGACCAGCCCGATGATGGCGATGGATGCCACTCGTCTGCCCCGTGGTGCTAAATTTGAGGTTCGTCCTGGCAAAGCCATCCTGACAAACGGCAATCCCAACGAGATTCTGTTCCCGTTTAAGTTTGGAACGACTGATGCTGGCAACATGACCACTGCTCAGACCTTTGAGCGTATGCTGTTGCAGGCCACTGGTACTCTGGATTCTCAGGGAATGGTCAGCCAAGTGGCTCGGGATGCCAATGCTGGTGGTATCAGCATGGCTGTGGCCTCCATCATCAAGAAGTACAAGCGCACTTTGGTGAACTTCCAAGAAGATTTCTTGATCCCGTTCATCCAAAAGGCGACTTACCGCTATATGCAGTTTGACCCTGAACGCTATCCCACTGTGGACATGAAGTTCATTCCGACTGCTACTCTTGGCATCATCGCCCGTGAGTACGAGCAACAGCAGTTTATCTCTCTGTTGCAGACTCTTGGCCCCAATACTCCTGTGTTGCCGTTGATTCTTAAGGGCATTTTGAACAACTCTAGCCTGACGAACCGCTATGAGTTGATGACGGCTTTGGATCAGATGGCTCAACCTGACCCGCAAGTTCAGCAAATGGCTCAACAAAAGGCCATGCTTGAGTTGCAGGCTCTACAAGCGCAGGCTTTGGTCAATGCGACTCAGGCAGAACAGAATCGTGCTGAAGCATCGAAGACAATGGTTGAAACTCAGTTGCTTCCTGCTGAAGTTCAGGCTAAAACGCTGTCTGCGACCACTCAGAACCTTCCTAATGCTGATGCAAAGGCAGAACAAGAGTTCAATCGTCGTGTCAAATTGGCTGAATTGATGCTTAAAGAAGCAGATATCAAGAACAAGTCAAAGATTGTTGAACTCCAAATGTCTGAGAAAAACAACAAGATTGCTGGAATGGAAGAAGATTTCTTAGCAGAACTGACAAAAGAGCTTAGTGCAGCTAGAACTGGAGTTTGATGATGGATATCGAGTCGATTGCCAAAAATGTTTTGATGGGCAGTATGACTGAAGAACAGCGAAAAGTAGTTCTTGAAGGCATCAAAGAGTCAGTAAAGCAAGCAAAAGACGTTCAAAAGCAACGCATTGGTGAAAATGTTGCCATTGTAGTTGCTGCGCTTAAAAAAATTGAAGAAGATCTAAGAAACCGTTACGACAATCTTCAGCAGAAAGTTGAGACTCGTGTAAATTCCATCAAAGATGGAAAAGATGGAGAGCGTGGCGCTGATGGACATGACGGGCGTGATGGAAAGCCTGGTCGTGATGGTAAAGATGGTCGTCCTGGTCGTGATGGTAAAGATGGAGCGCTTGGAAAAGATGGAAAAGATGGCGTTTCTGTTGTAAATGCACGTCTTGACTTTGATAACAGCCTAGTCATCTATCTTTCTGACGGAAGAGAAATCAATGTCGGCGAAATCATGTCGCCAGACATGGCTGAGAAAATAAAAATTGTCAGCAATGGTGGTGGAACATCTCAGTCTGTCCTAGATACCCTTATCTCTCTGCAAAACCAGATCAATGCACTAGTCAAAGGTTTAGCTTATCAGGGCAACTGGAACGCCTCGACCAATACGCCAACTTTGTCTTCTGGAACTGGTACTCAGGGTTACTTCTACATTGTCTCAGTTGCTGGTTCCACGAACCTTGATGGCATCACAGACTGGGGCGTGAATGACTGGGCGGTGTTCAATGGCACTGCTTGGCAGAAGATTGATAACTCAGACTTGGTTGTATCTGTCAATGGTCAGACTGGTGCTGTTACCCTGACCACAACGAACATCTCTGAGGGAACAAACCAGTATTTCACGAATACTCGTGCCAGGTCTGCCTTGTCTGCTGGGACTGGCATCTCCTATGACAGCTCTACTGGCGTAATCACAAACTCTTCGCCTGACCAGACTGTTGCGCTGACCGCTGGAACTGGGATTAGCACCTCTGGTACTTACCCAAACTTCACGATTGCGAACACTGCACCAGATCAGACAGTGAGCTTGACAGGTTCAGGGACAACGACGATCTCTGGGACATATCCTAACTTCACTGTTTCTAGCGCAGATCAGTACACGGGTACTGTGACGAGTGTTACAGGCACATCACCTGTTGCTTCTAGCGGTGGAAATACGCCTGCAATCAGCTTGGCTAGTGGATATGGGGATACTCAGAATCCCTATGCTTCCAAGACTGCAAACTATTTCTTGGCATCTCCAAATGGTTCTGCTGGAGTGCCTACATTTCGTGCGATTGTCGCGGCTGATGTGCCAACACTCAATCAAAACACGACTGGAACCGCATCAAATGTCACTGGTACGGTTGCGATAGGCAATGGCGGGTCAGGACAAACCACAGCGCAAACGGCAATGAATGCTTTTGCGGGAGCCGTTACAAGCGGTTCATATTTGAGAGGCAATGGCACAAATGTGGTCATGTCGGCCATTCAAGCGTCTGATGTGCCGACCTTGAACCAGAACACCACTGGCACTGCCAGCAATGTGACGGGCACTGTTGCGATTGCAAACGGAGGTACGGGCGCAACAACGGCTGCAAATGCAAGAACCAACCTTGGATCGACAACCCTAGGTTCAAATTTATTTACGATTACTAATCCAAGTGCAGTCACTTTTCCCAGGTTCAATGCTGACAATACCGTAAGTTCTTTGGATGCCTCCACATTCCGCACTGCAATTGGGGCTGGAACAGGCAATGGAACGGTTACTTCTGTTGCTCAGACTTTCACTGGAGGTTTGATTTCTGTTAGTGGTTCTCCTGTTACAACTTCTGGAACATTAGCATTAACTGTTGCTGGAACCTCTGGTGGAATACCTTATTTCTCAAGTGCATCTACCTGGGCATCGTCATCGGCTTTGACTGCTAATGCTGTAATAATAGGTGGTGGAGCTGGTGCAGCGCCATCAACTATTACAACCGGCACTAGTGGTCAAGTGCTGACTTCCAACGGTTCTGGTTCTGCTCCTTCTTGGCAAGATGCCACTGGCGGCAGTGGAATCACTACAGGCAAAGCAATTGCAATGGCAATGATTTTTGGATTTTAAGGAAAAAAAATGGCTGCTCCTAATATTGTTAATGTATCTTCAATTATTCCGCACACTGTCACTCTTACACCAGCGGATACGGCTCGCAATTTACTATTGGGAGCGCCTTCTACTGGCTCGGCTCATAAAGTAAATGAACTCATCGTTTCAAACATTGATGGAACAAACCCAATTAATGCAACTATTGAGCTTAGATTGGCAGATGGAACAACCTATCGAGCAATTGCCTCGACAATTACTGTTCCAGCAAACGCTTCTTTGATCGTAATTGACAAGAGTTCAATGTTGTATTTGTTGGATACCAGCGTAACTGGGGAAGCAAGCACAATCTATGTTACGAGTTCAACGGCAAGTAAACTCACATTTTCTTGTTCTTACGAGACCATTTCTTAATTCAGGGACGTGAAATGAGCGAAAGATATCCAGGTGGATTTATTCGACCCACTGCCCCGACTGTTACTACAACATCGGCTTCTGGTATTTGGACTCTTGAGCAGGTGATTCAATATAGACAAGCTGGCACTTGGCCTGCTGTTGTAACCCCAACTGTTGACTACCTTGTAGTGGCAGGTGGAGGCCCTGGTGGTGGTGTATCTAGCCCTGGAACAGGCCCTTACTATGGTGCTGGCGGTGGCGGTGCTGGTGGTTTTAAAACAGCAACTGGCTTTGCTGTAACTAAAGGCTCTTTGATTACTGTCACTGTTGGTGGAGGCGGTGCTGGAAGCGCAACTAACACAAGAGGATCAAACGGTTCAAATTCTGTATTTAGCACAATTACGGCTACTGGTGGTGGAGCTGGGGGCACACAAGCAACGGCAAGCGGCTCATCTGGTGGCTCTGGCGGCGGCGGTCGCTTTTCTGGAACTGGTGGTTCAGGAACATCTGGGGAAGGTAATGCTGGCGGCAGTCCTCCTGGTAGTGAACCTGCCGGTGCTGGCGGTGGCGGTGGCGCATCTGCGGCGGGAAGTAATGGTACAGGATCTGCAAGCGGTGCTGGTGGTGCTGGTACAGCATCTAGCATTTCTGGCTCGTCTGTAACATATGCTGGTGGTGGAGGTGGTGGTGGATGGGCTGGCACTTTTGGTGGCGCATCTGGTGGCTCTGGTGGTGGTGGTGCTGGCGGCACAAACAGTGCTGGTGGAAATGGATCAACCAATACTGGTGGCGGTGGCGGTGGAGCAAGTGCTACAGAGAGCACCTCTCAAGCAGGTGGTAATGGTGGTTCTGGTATTGTGATTATTCGTTATCCAAATACTTATCCAGATGCCGTATCAACCACTGGTAGTCCGACATTTACTAACACTGGTGGGTATAAAATCTATACATTCACTGGCTCTGGTTCAATCACATTTTAAAGATTATTATGGCTCATTTTGCTCAACTTGATGAAAACAACATCGTCATTCAAGTAATAGTCATCAACAATAGCGAATTGCTTGAAGGAGATGTTGAGTCAGAGGTAAAAGGGATTGTCTTTTGTCGGTCTCTTTTTCCAAATACTAACTGGAAACAGACTTCATATAGTGGCTCCATTCGAAAAAACTATGCAGGTTCTGGATTTACCTACGATCCTAAAAGGGATGCATTTATTCCACCGCAACCTTATCCTTCTTGGTTGCTGAACGAATATACTTGCCTTTGGGAAGCTCCAGTTCCTTATCCAACAGATACGAAGTTTTATATTTGGAATGAAGAAACTTTGTCTTGGGTTTTGGATGAACAGGATGGTATGTAATGGAAGACATTAGCCATGCTCAGATATATGAGAGGCTCATTGCTATAGAGCGCAAAAGGTCACTAAATGACTCCTGAACTACAAAAGTATTACTCTGAGCGTTTTTCCATGATGGCAACTCAAGGATGGAAAGATTTACTTGAGGATATTGACAACATGGCAAACTCTTTAAATAATATATCAACAGTTCAAGATGAAAAAGACCTAATGTTCAAGAAAGGTGAATTATCTATCTTGACTTGGCTGAAAACATTGAAAGATGTCAGCGAAAGAGCTTTTGAGGAACTGAATGAAAAGAATGTATGAATTTGTGTGTGGTGAATGCCACCATGTCACTGAGAAACTGACTGGTTATGAGACAGTCGATGTCCAGTGTCCTGCTTGCGGGAACACCGCAGGACGCAAAATAAGCGCTCCAGCAATCAAGTTGGAAGGATGGTCTGGGAGTTTCCCAGGTGCGGCAAACAAGTTTGATCGCATACATCGTGAAAAGTTGGTTGCAGAGCGCAAAGCGAACTCATAAACATATGTTGTCGAGTTCATATCTCCTAGAACCGTTATCGGCAGGAAAAGGAAAAAACCATGCTAGTTGACAATGAAGACGAGAAGTTGGGTGAGGAAGTTAAAGTTGAAGAACAGACCCTAGAAAAGTCTGTTGAGCCTGAGTCGTCAGACATTCCTGATAAATATCGGGGTAAATCCCTAGACGACATCATCAAGATGCACCAAGAGGCTGAAAAGTTGATTGGCAAGCAGGCTCAAGAGGTTGGAGAAGTTCGCAAACTTGCTGATGAACTCATCAAACAAAATCTCGGCGGCAAACAACCAGCGGTTAAAGAGGAAGAGCCTGAAGTAGATTTCTTTGAAAATCCACAAAAGGCAGTTCAGAAGACGGTTGAGTCGCATCCTGCGGTTCTTGAAGCCAAACAAGCGGCTCAGGAATTCAAGAAGATGCAAGTTCAGCAGAAACTGGCAAAAGAGCATCCTGATATGCAAGAAATCGTTGCAGATCAAGGGTTTATTGACTGGGTGAAGGGTTCTTCCGTTCGTCTAGCCATGTTTGCTAAGGCTGATGCTGAATTTGACTTTGACTCGGCTAATGAATTGCTGTCTACCTATAAGGCAATCCGTGGCGTGAAGGCAAAGCAGACTGAGAATGCTGGAGAGCAGATCAGAAAGCAGAATCTGAAGGCCGCTGGTGTTGATACAGGTGGAACTGGTGAATCTACAAAGCGCATCTACCGCAGGGCCGACCTGATTCGGCTGAAGATGACTGATCCTGGACGCTATGAGGCACTCTCTGACGAGATCATGCAAGCATATGCTGAAGGGCGAGTGAAATAACTTTTTTAGGAGTTTGAAACATGGCAACCGCATTTTCCCCCGCAAATAGTGTAACGACCACTACCGCAGCAACCTTCATTCCTGAGATTTGGAGTGATGAAATTGTTGCCGCCTACAAGAAGAACCTTGTTCTGGCGAACCTCGTTAAGCGCATGAACTTCAAGGGCAAGAAGGGTGACACCGTTCACATTCCCGCCCCCACCCGTGGTTCTGCATCTGCCAAAGGCGCTACCAACGCTGTGACCTTGATCGTTGCGACCGAACCCGAAGTGCAAGTCTCTATTGACAAGCACTACGAGTACAGCCGCTTGATCGAAGACATCGTTGAAGTGCAAGCCCTGTCTAGCCTGCGTTCTTTCTATACGGAAGATGCTGGTTATGCTCTGGCCCGTCAGATTGACACCGACCTGATCCAACTGGGTCGTGCTTTCAACGGCGCTACCATTGGCACGAACGACTATGCGACCTCTGCCGCCTCTACCAAGGCTTACATTGGTTCGGATGGTACGACTGCTTACAACTCGTCCACCTCCAACGCTGCCGCCCTGACCGATGCTGCGATCCGTCGCACCATTCAGCGTCTGGACGACAACGATACCCCGATGGACGGTCGTTTCTTCATCATCCCCCCGTCGAGCCGTAACACCCTGATGGGTCTGGCCCGTTACACCGAACAAGCCTTTGTGGGTGACGGCAACGCCATCCGTAACGGTGAAATCGGTAACCTGTACGGCATTCCCGTGTTTGTCTCCAGCAATGCCGACTACGGCGCTGGTAGCAGTGGTGCTGACCGTATTTGCTTGATGGGTCATCGTGATGCGATGGTTCTGGTTGAGCAGATGGGCATCCGTTCGCAGACTCAGTACAAACAGGAATACCTCGGTACCCTGTTCACTGCTGACACCCTGTACGGCGTGAAGGCTCTGCGTACTGCCGCTACGACTGGCGCTGCCCTGTCGTCTAGCGCTGTTGCTCTGGCTGTTCCTGCCTAATTGCAGTTGCCATCCCCCTTCATAAGAGGGGGGTGGTCTTTTTTTAATCTGTAATTGGAGGAATGAAAAATGGCAACCGCAACTTCTGTAACGACCCGTCGTGGTAACGATCAGTTCCGTGGCTTGTTTTCGGACACTTGGCTTGTCCGTTGCACCTTGGATGCTGGTTCGTTGGTCGATGGTGCTGGTGAAACCGATGATGTGACTGTTCCTGGTGTTGCTCTTGGCGACATGGTTCTGGGCGCATCTCTGGGCGTGGATTTGGTTGGTATTACTGTGACTGGCTATGTGTCAGCCGCCAATACCGTCAAGTTCCGCATTCAGAACGAGTCTGGTTCTACTGTTGACTTGGCTTCTAGCACCTTGCGAATCGTTGTCGCTCGGTCTTTGGCCTAAACAAAAGGGGGCGTAAAAACCCCCTTTCTTTTATCTGAGGTTCACATGGCAACATTTCGCTGTCTTAAAAG